TGTGTTTTCCAACCCAACCATAATCGCTCATTTGTACCTCCAAAATCGCGCTGAATACGTTTTTGCCAGTTCGTGGTAATGACCGATCCTACAAAATTCGGTGTAAGAAACAAGAAATTACCAACGTCCCTGCTTTTAATTTCGTGATACATCTTATCCTCCTACCATGCAAACCATTATACCACAAAGAAACCAACTTGTCAATACTTTTTATTGAAGAAGAAATAAGAGGAAACACGTTGTTTGTCTATACTTTAGCTTCGGCTACCTTAAGCGAGGCTATTTTATCTTTTATCGGCTTAATAAATTCATAAAATTCTTTATTGTTATTTAGATTTGTTGCAAAAATTACCAAATTCTCATTATTTAAGTCATTTAATCCTTCAGGATCGCAATTGAATGGCAAACATAGTGCCAATCCCCCTAATATCTTCCCGTTACCGATTACGATAAGATTCCTTTCCCACATATTGAGACCGAATAAGCTTTCGGAGAATATGTTGCCGGTAAGTACTTGCACATCGGGACTAAATAGAAATGCCGCATCCTGAGGCATACAAGAAATAACCGAGTTAAAGTCAATAGTATTATTCATTTGCTTCCTTCTCGTTGGCTTCATCGAGTAGTTCTATCATGTCTTTACGTCGTGTCTGATGAATCAGTTTCCGGATTCCGGAAGCAATTCTCTCCTGTCTTTCGGGATCTGTCTCGACTTCCCGGATAACCGATATGACTCCTGCCAAAACAGCCATAACTTGCTCTGCGGAAAATATCTGATGCATCTCCACATATCTGCGCCTTTCTGATTCAGTGAGCTTGCGCTTCTCGTCAAGCATACGCAGGATCTCTTCACGTTTCGACTGCATACCATAAGCATCTTTTATGGCCGAATTAAGCGAGCTAACTAGGTCAACAACATCCTTCGGTATACTGTCACCGCATAATTTGATAACCGAAGTCAAGTCTTTGATCAGTCGCATTATCTGTCTGAAGTAGACTGCCGAAGTATTAAAATTGTCTCTCAGGTCCTCAAGTGCCTCGTTTATCATTGCCGATATTAAGGCAATATCGTCTTTGAGCTCAAGCAACCTGTGATCCGACAAAAGCTCTTCATAATGATCCGACAAGCGATCGGGAAGGACCGTACTATATTTTCCGTGCTTATACAGTGGATGTGCTTTTCCTTTCAACGAGGACCCTCCATGTAATTTACATCTTCCAACCCCGGGATGATCCGTACCCCAACCGGCCGGTCTTGCGCAATGCTTCGTATGTGCCTTATTCCTGGCATTACACGTCTTTCCCGGAGCAATTTCAGGTAATTCGACAACAACATCATCTTCACTCATGAGACTTATCCTTTATTTCTAAGATGTGTTTGCAAGGATCTGCAAATGGATTTATTCCCTTCGACGGTCTACCGATTTGGAAATCAGGACATGAACACACCCATATCCAAGTTCCTTCTTTCTCGGGATTAGGAAATCTTGATGTATAGTATATTGCACATGAATCCGATGCTACTCTATATGTCAGAAATGGTACTGCTTTATACTTCGTGATTCTAAAGTTCTTCATATCCACCACCTTTCATCGTGGTATATCTCCGGATAGTGATTCTCGATATATTCAAGCAATGCTGCTTTAGCCAGTGCAGCTATAGACTTGTTTTCGACATCGGCAGTTACTTTTAACATTTCAAGAAAATCACTAGGTATACCGGAGTTTATCTGCAACTTCTTCCCATGACCGGAAATCTTGAACTTCAACGTAGCATCCGACTTCTTGTCTTCCCAAATATGTTTCTTCGGTATTGAAAAATCAATCCACATCGTTTTCGACTCGGGAGATACTTCAGCAGGAAGATCTCTTCCAAGAATAGAATCGGGAGATAAGTTGAATTCGGTCACTAAGTACCCTATGTGAAGACAAGCATGAGGATTGCCTTTCCCGTCTCTACCATATCGTAGGGAAAATTTCCTCTGGCCCCCTCTTGGTACAATCTCTACGGTAAGTTCCATATCGTCGGTATCATAGGAAAGGTCGGCCCCGTCTCCAGGACGTATATCCAAGGCTTTCACAATACGAGAAGGGATCGTCAGCTTCCAACAATAATACTGTCCCTTCTTTGTCTTCTTGGAATATCTGTAGATCCTTACGAAGTCCCCTTTCCTATGCGGGCCTATCTCAATAGATCCGAGGCTATACCTGTGCATTGATTCTTTCCTTTGGGATAAGTAACAAATTAGTATTATCTATTTTGTCCATTTCTTCTTTCATTGGATTCCATATCAAAAAGAATCCACTTGAATATATTCTGAAAATAACGTATCCATCGGAATATATCTTTGATATAAATCCTTCTGCATTTTCATAATATTCATATCCAGAAGGAGTAAGTTCCATCATGATAATAGGCCTATGCCGCTTAAAAGTATCGGTAGCACCAGCCCATACCCTGTCCTCGTAAGCTTCAACATCCATCTTTACGAAATCAACTCTTGGAAAATCCTTTACCAGATCGTCTAAAGTTATTGTTTCAACCTTCAAATCACATCCATCAAATACACGAGAATTTCCTATGTTCCTAGAATCATTCTGGAAGAAACTAACAATCTCCCCGGTAGTATTCCATATTGCTTTATTGCATAAATATACACTACGATATGGAGCAACCGTTTTCTCAAGAAGACTATAAACCTTTGGATTCGGTTCGACTGAAATAACTTTTCCGGAACCGGATTTACCTATAATTGAAGCTGCTAGTACCGTATAGTATCCATAACACGCACCGATATCCACTACAACATTGTCCGGTTGGATTAGATTCATGGCAATAAATGATTCAGACGGTTCCCAATATCCGCAACGTATTAAATGGATTCCTTGCCCAAGTTCATTCTTATATGTGAAGATAGAAGTATCTTTACCAAGAATCCTACATTTTACTATGTTGTCTGGGGATTCTTCTATGATTCCGGCATTCCTTGCACACTTGGAAATAAAATCATTGAAGTCATTAAATTTCATTGTAGCCATGCCCACCCATTCCAGTACTTATAGTACCGATATCTTGGTGTTGGGAATTTAGCCAGATAGACAAAGTCCTTCTCAATAGCTTCCTTTGGAAGTACCAAGGCATCCCAATTATCAAAATCGTCTGAATTTCCTTTGCTCCTAACGATAATTAGAAAATCATAGTCACCGGAAGGTACTTTAATTTGCCATGGAAAATGCTTGCTATAGGTATCTGAGAATGTCCTGGCCGTATGCCTCACTACAACCCGCTTTCCATTAACAGTACCTGAAAGCTTAGGCCTGGCAGTCTGCTTGTAAAGGTCAGGCACGAAATCACAAAATTTCCTAACGTATTGAAGATGCCTCGGCCATTTGGATACATCCATAGCCTTATTGAACTTATCCCTTTCCCTTCGCTTCTTAAGCAATTCGTCTTTGCTCTTCAAAGTATTTTGAAAATATCTCTTATATATGGCATGAGCTCGTTGCCGAGTAACTCCCATGGCTTCTCCCACTTCTTCGTAGGTAAGCCCCTTCTCGAATAATTCTTTGTACTGATTGAACCTTGTTTCATCCATATCTACCTCCTACAAATAACTATTATATCATAAAGATTAAATTTAGTCAACTAATTACCCTGCTTATACCATTATTCCTAACTATCTGGATTTCCTTGTCGAACAATCCACTCAATGTTGGAATATGTGTAACTACATATACTCCAGAAGAGAATTCCCTTGCATACCTGTCAAGAAGTCTTACGAAAAGTTCTTGTCCTCCCGAATCTACCGATTCGAATGGTTCATCACATACAAATAGATTCACGCGAGGAAGAATGCTTTGCAATGCAAGTGCCAAAGCAAAATCGATTCTCCTCCGTTCCCCGCCACTACAACTATGATAACCCTTTCCACTGGACGATATGACGTTAATGGAGAACCTCTCTATACTCTTACCGGACTTCAAATCCGATACGGCACTTAATTCAATGGAAAGATCATTATCGGCAAGATCAATCAAGTAACGATTCACTGTATCGTTAATAACCGGCAAAACAGTCTTTATAATCTCACTTCTTATACCTTTAGGACCAAAGGCTTCATCTAATACTTTAAGATTATTAAGTATCGTATAGTCAATATCTTTAATTTTCTTCTTTAAATTTACTATCTTTTCCCCCAATTCTTTTATCTGGGAATTGCTAGGTTCCTTTGGCTTCTCACTCAATATTCTATTCTTATCGTTAATAAGCTCTACAATATCGTAAATTACTTCGAGTACATCAGCCTCTTCCTTGGCCTCTTTCAAATTTTCTTCAGCTTCCAATAGATTCCTTTTTATTTCATCTACCATACCGGATTTAAAATCCTTGGATATCGGCCTAAGACAAGTCGGACACTTAGACTCCGAGATCAACTTATCAACTTCATTCATGCGCATCTTTAGACTTCGATATACTGCAGTACACGATGCTGTCCGGTCTTGCGCATCACGTAACGAATTACGAATCATATGTACATTTATTTCTTCGTTTCCAATCAAATCATCCAGTGCAATATCCGGAATCTTTTTCTTGAGCTCTTCGATTCTCGCATCTATGTCTTTAATCTTATCCAATTTGACCTTATCGAATTCCTTGACTTGTTCCTTTTTCTTATTGTAGTCTTCTATGGCAACATTGATAGCACTTTCGATACCCCGTATCTCTGCCATAATATATTCATTTTCACGCTTAATCTCATTGACTTCCCTCTCTGCATTACGTAAATCGACTCGTAGCTTATTCCTTGCCTCTTCCCAAAGATTCAATACCAATATGTCATCGAAAACCTGCTTTATCTCTACGTCTCGGCATTGCGTAAGTCGCTTCGATCCTTGCGCAAAAAATACACTCTGTACAAATGTCTGAAACGATATCCCAAGAATGTCATCGAGGGCTTCTTGCGTCTTCTGGGAAGTGGCTTCCGATATATTGTTACCATTGCAATACAGACTTAGCTTACCCGCTTTTCTGGTACGGGAACGTTCTACAACGTATTCAGACCCGTTGCTTTCGAATAATACTTTAAGGGAACATTCGTCTTGACCATAACGTATGATATCAGTCTTATCTACTTGAGGATAAAGTGAACCATCCGGAGCTATCCATTTGGCTAAAGTACCATAAAGCCCCCACAAGACGGATTCGAATAGATTCGTCTTACCGGAATAATTCGATTCGGCCGTCTTACTGTCCTCATTCTTTCCCGAGACGAGAAAGACACCTTTGCCAAACTCAAAATCTATATCCTTGTAGGATAAAATATTCTCTCCTTCTATTTTCTTTACATTTATCATAGGTACTTTTCACCGATAGATAGAATCTCTTGTATGTTTTCGTAATTCTTACTTTCAAGCCAAGACTTAAGCGCCTCAACCGGGGACGTAATAAGGGAAACATCGGTAATAACTGTTTCCTTAGTTTCCAATGGAGGAGCAATTACAATTACATTCCACAATGCTTTCAGTTTATTGACCAAACTATGGAATGAGTCTGAAGAGCTTGCGCGAACTTCAAAATAGTTGAAGTTGTCTATCGAATCGATTTCGTCTTCCCCTATGGAAAAGAATTTAGGTGAAGGAATCTCTCTGAATTCAATCGATGATTTGTCGGTATCCAGTATAAGGATACCCTTATTTTGAGTCTCACCAAAATCATGTTGCAGAGTACTTCCAACATACCAAATGTTGTCTTCCAGTTTTTGCCTAGTATGAATATCCCCGATAAAACAATAGGAATACCCGAACCTTTCCATGTATTCTTCAATCTGTTCAATCGATATATCAGACTTTACCATCATGCTTGAAGAAGAAGACATTCTAGCTCCGGTAACATGATGGTGCATTATAAGAATTTTGCCTTTTTTGTCTTCATCATCAATCCTAGATAAGCTTGATCCATTTGGAATACCAGCTATACTTAATTCTCGATAACCTACTATACGATTATCCAATATGGTAAATCCATTTTCAGAATTTAAGCTGTCAAACATATTCAATGCCGATATAGACTCGGAAGATGCCCCAACTAAATCATGATTACCGGAAACTGCAAAAATAGGACAAATATCGAGAATTTCCGAAAGGATTATCTTGGATGCTACTACCAATGGGATTGATACATTTCCTCTCGATTCGAAGAAGTCTCCGCAAAACAATATGCAGTCGAGCGGTTCTTCTTTGGCAATAGTACCGATTTGAAACAATACTTCAAGACAGGCTTCGGCTCTTGAATTTATTCCAAGATATAATGTCGAAGGCTTGGCAAACCTTTTCCAATTGTGAATATGAATATCTGAAAAAATGCCTATCTTCATACCCGAATCTCTTGAATTGAATTCAGTATCCTGTGCAATGTAATGGTCCTGCAGCTTAAATTATTGATATCATTAACTACGGACTTAAAGTCAAAGTCACTTGGACCTGCCAATAAGTCCACTACATGGTCATGTAAAACATCCTTCTCCGGGAATTTGCTGAGGTCTATCAAAGATATATTCATCTCGACTCTGTCCTTATGATTAACTACGGAATCATAGTACTTACTACCTCGACCGGATTCTAAGAAGTTATAAAAGTCACCATATTCCGACAGAATGTTCTTAGCTCCCAACTTCCCTATTCTAGGGACTCCGAAGATGTTATCGCTTGCATCACCGACAATGGCTCTATATTGCGGGAAAACCGAGGGAGAGAATGAAAACTCCGATACGAATTCTTTATCGGTCTTTACTTCTTTTCCATTCCAAATAACAGAATGATCTAATAACTGATAAAAATCTTGATCATTTGAAAAAATTATTACATTACATCCGGCTTCCAGACATACTGAAAGGACTGCAAATATCCAGTCATCAGCTTCTATGCCTTCCCGATGCAATGACGGAATACCGGCATTACCAAGGACCCTTCTGATAACTCTACCCTGTTCCAATATGTCGTCTATGGCCTTGTTCTCGGATCTCCTTCCTGACTTATACGATGGAAGCAACTCCCGTCTCCATTCGGAAACTCCACCATCCCAAGCTAAAACTATTTCAGAAGTATTGAACTTCTTCTTAATAGCATTCAGCGAATTTACGAATGGAAGTACAATGCTACCATCGTCATATACACGATTACATAATCTGAACAATAAATTCTTTGCATCCACTACTAGTAATCTCATTTTACATCAATAATCCCCGAACTGAAATCGATTTTGAATGAAAAGCTCTTGAAAGGAGGAGCTACTTTATTCTTCTTATTTTCTGCTTTACAGACAATATAACCTGCCCGCTTAGCGGTCCTAGCCGCCTCTACCAATACCGACGTATAATAGAGCAATGCCCTACCGCCCGGCATCGTATTTGAAGAAGGCCCATATGTCCCGATTTTGGCCCTAAGTTGATTCACGAATAGAAGTACCACGTTCGATGGTACAAGTACATTATGCAGCTTCGACAATCCCCTGCTAAGCACTCTAGCCTTCTCGGCTATGGCCTCGTTATCGTACTCGCCTTCCAGCTCCTTACGGGTCAACGTGGAGGCAACAGAGTCCCATATGATAAGAGCCGGTACGTCCTTTGCCTCCTCGTTGAGAAGCTGAACAATGTACTCGAATTTCAAGAGGAGATCTTCCAATGCTTCCGGAGCACTCTTTTTCTTTCCTCCCTCGACTACTTGCTTGCTTCCGGTTGTAATTAGAAACAAGCTATCGTTGGGCTGTAGTCCTAAGACCTCTCCCCAATCGGGAGAAAAAGAGGCTTCTTCATCGGCTAAAAATACTAAACCTCCTTTCTTTTGGAAGATCCCCCCTAACCAATAAGCCAAGGCCGACTTTCCATATGATTCACCCCCACGAATTCCGACAATTCGTCCCAACGGCATCCCTTTTAAACTTCCAAATACAGCATTAACACAAGGAATACCTAAGTCGAACCACTTGGCCTCTCGGGCCGATTCCCCGAACTTCATTATGGATAGACCACGGCTTCTGATTTCGTCGGCAATATTCATTTTCCACGCTTCTTAAGCTGCTCACGAATCAGCTGCCTGAGCTCCTCTTTGTCCGGCTTCTTTTCACCAGAACTATGACGAGGAACAACACTAGACTTCTTTACAACAGATTCATCTTCTTCGTCCTCTTCCTCTTCAGGTTCTTCGAAGTCTTCTTCTTTTTTAGAGGAAGTTACTTCATCGAATACTTCGTCTTCCTCGTCGAGATCTTCTGTTTCCGGCTCCTTGAAGTCGGCTTCCTTACCACTCATAAGAGCCTCAATAGCATCATAGGATCGGCAAAGAGACGGAACGTATTCGTCGAGATTTACTTGTTCCGACAGGATCCTCTGAATCTCGCTTTCATCCTCATCCAAAGGAGAACTTTTGATAACCAGCTCGGCCTTTGACATCCACGCTCCTTGCGAAGTCCGCCATCGCTTCAGAATAACGTCATGGCCCTCGTAAGGATCATCAAATTCCAAAATATCCGAAGGATCTACGTCGGACAAATCTACTGCCTCGGATTCAGAAAAGTAGAACCCGACGATCTCTTCCCATAGACGAATACCAAGCTCAAGAACCATGGGCTTCTTGTCAGGAACCTCTCTCCTTCCGTCAGGTCCAATTGACTTCCTGACTAGAGCTTGCCAATAGAACCTTCGGACCGGCCACAGTGTCTTAACCAAGTCCTTATCGGTCTGATCATCGGAATCGGCTAGTTTTGCAGCGAATTCGCAGATAGGACAAGGCAAAGGCTTGGCCAAATGGGAAGTACATAACCTCGGGCATCTCTCCGGCCGAGGAACACCACTAAAATGCACACCACCAACAACGTAAGGCAAGTTCTGAGCTTCGGGCTTCGGCAAGAATCTAACAAAAGTTTTGCCTTCCCGGATCCAAACCAATCGGTCAAACTTGTTCTGATTACCACTCCGGTAGCCGGAATATTGTTTTCTGATTTTTTCCAATACGGCTTTGTCCATATCCCCTCCTATAACAAGGCCCCTGTCGGCCTAACGTTTGCACTAAGTGTAGAGATGATATCGCCACGCTTAGCCAGCGCGATTACTACAGACTGAACAATTGCGGTTACGAACTTCGCCGAAGCTACCTTCTCTTCGGCTTCAATCCACCTGGGATGAGTTGTAATGTAGCTCTCGATGGTGTTCTCGGTAACCTTCTCCAATCCCGGGACACCGAACTTCTTGGCATCCAAGTAGAGTTCCGCCCATACCCGATCCCGCTTTGCTTCCATGGCAGATTGCTGCAAATGGGCCCTAGCCAGCAAATGCCCGTATGATGCATACAGCATCGGATGCTCCGCCGCGATGCTGTTGAGCTCCTCAAGCGTGGGATTGCTTGGGATCTCTAAAATAGACAGATCGATAGGATACGTCTCTCCATCGATCTCCACTACCTCAGTTGTAGGGGTCTTAATTTTCTCCATATTTCCTCCTTGCACTTACATTATACCACAAGACGAGTGTCTTTGTAAATACTAACCTATGATTTTTTTCTGGTCGGCCAAATTCGGCCCGACGGATACTTCAATTTCAATCGGGATGGTAATCCTGGGGAATTGAGCCGGGATGTCCTCGAAGACGACTTCCAATACCGTCGTTACCGTATCCAGTTCGGCAGGAATTACATCGATTATCAATGAATCATGGACTTCTCCACAGAGTTTGCTATTAAGTTTCATTTCATTGAAGACTGACCATACTCTGTGGGATGCATAAAGAATCAAGTCGTGCATAGATGACTGGATTACGAAGTTAACAGCCTTCCTCAAGGCTTTTTCTCTTTCATATTCTGATACGTTAGCTGCATGCGAAGCCTCGGGAAGCCTTCTTTTTCTTCCGAAGATATTCCGCATGTATCCATGCTTCATCGTAAATATGCGTGACTTCTCAATCATCCTCAGAATTCCTGGAAACATAGCAAAATAATCCCGTATGAACTTACCGGCTTTCGAGATGGACCAACCGAATTCCTTTGCCACTGCCTCAGCTTGTCTCCCATAGAGAAGACCAAAACTTACAGCACTTTTCATTTCCGTACGAAGTCGTTTGGCATCCTCGTCTCCGTTTTCCAACTTAGCCATAAACTTATCATAATCAAGACCATAAACTAAGCATGCAGCCATTGCATGAGGATCCTTGCCTTCACTAAACATTCTGGAAAGATTCTCGTCTCTCGATACAATAGCGGCCATACGAAGTTCGGCTTGTTTTACGTCGACATTTAGCATTAGTCCATTATCGAACCTACTGACAATAAGTCGTTTTATCTCGGGATTGGTATCGGTTCGCGGGATCTGCTGCATGTCTCCCGACAGACGTCCCGTTACCGTTCCTTCAAGACGATATTCGGGGTGAAGTATCCCATATTTGTCAAGCTTTTCAGACCATCGCTTGATATACGAAGAATAAATCTTGGCTACGGAAGCATGCTCTTCAAGCATATCAATTAAAGGATGCTTTCCCTGCAATAATTTTCTAGCATCACTGCTAACTGAAGGAGCCCCTCCTGGAGCGGTAATAAGGACCGGAAGCTTGGCTACCTGGAATAAGACTTCGCCGACATGAGCATTCTTCGTAAGAGAAAATTCTTCTACCGGCTTACCTGACTTATTCCTAAACTCCTTCCAAGCTATTACGTCAGGCAATCGTTTACAATCTTCTTCTATCTCGACGAGCCTTCGTAAGTACTTATCTTCAAGCTTGTCTAGCAGATTCTTATCTATTTTAAGTCCGTTCTTGATATATTCTATAAGCGAATACGAAGCCGGGAGAACGATTTCATTGAAAAGCTGTTCTAGATTTTCTGCATGTATCTTCTCGCGAAAGATCTGATCTATTCTGAACGAAGCATCGGCATCTCCACAAGCATAATTTCCTAGAAATTCAAGATCGAAGTTCTCGTAAGATCCGCCATGGTTTGGATGATATAGTGACTTATTCTCATCCCTCATGCGATATAATTCTGAATCGTATCCACCTATATCGGTATATATCCAAGTTAATTGAGACAACGATGGATTCTTTAACTCCTCGTCGATCAATCTGGAAGCTATGATTGGATCGAAATCAAGTAATGGATATGGAATATCATATAGATAGTTTCCATACATATAATCAAATACGGCATTAAAAGCATTGGTTGGAAGGCTCTTATCATTTCTGTACAATATGAATCTCTTGAATTCTTCAATGAAAGAATCGGCTTTATCCAAGAAAGGATTGTCTTTGTGGTATATCGGAATGCATACCGACTTGCCGAATTCGGCACATAAAGAAACCACAAGAATCCTTGCACTATCATCCCAAGGCCTTAAACCTGTAGTTTCATAGTCGAAATAAACTATTGGTCTATCTTTTATTGATTCTAGAAAATCAACGGCTTCATTGAAGTCAAGAATGGTTTTCCAATCGTGAGTAGCGACTTTGATGCCGGATTCCGCTATTTGTTTTGCCTTATTAAAATCTTCAATAATAATACTTAATTTACTAGGATCATAATTCACTGAAGACGGGTGGAATGTCGGTACATAGTAGATTCCATCTTCTTCCCATACGGAACCTCTGATCTTGGTTATTCCCGACTTTCTCGTCAAAGCTTTTAGAGCCACGTTTCCAAGCATAATAATAACTTTTGGTTTCAGACTTGCGACATCTTCTAGCAAGAACTTGCGGCATGCCGAAATATGCTTTTCCTTTGGAGTGGGGTTCCCGGGGCCGGGCCAGCATCTTATACTATTCACTATCCCGTATTCGGACCTTTCGTAGCCACACTCCGACAATACCTTGTGCAGAATCTTACCTGCTTTACCTACGAAAGGTTTTCCTATACGATCTTCCTCTTCTCCCGGGGCTTCCCCCACCAACAGGAAAACCGGATGCTCGGGTCCCGTGTAATCCAGCTTGTTTGTATACAAACATGTTAAGTAAAGATCGCAATCTTTACATTTCTTCTCGTCTTCACTTAATGGACGACTTGTATGAATCATGTTACTGGATTGACTGAAGGGCAGCTTCGACTGCAGCATTCAAATAGTCTAGTACTTCGACGAGGACCCTCTCTTTTGCCTCCTGAAGCGTCTCTTCCTCGGGAATTATGTCGGAAGCCATACCGACATCTACTTTAAGAGAATTATAGTTTCCAAGATTTTTTGTAACACCAACATTACACCAGACACGATCTCCGATGAGACCTACAACCTGCGGGGCTTTCTTATCAGACATATAAAACTCCTTTCTATTCGACTATTATATCACAAAACTACAGCGGAAGTCAACTAATATCAAGTAAGATCTGCTTGCTCGTTGAAGTCCCGCTTTATTGTTACACACGTGTAGTCGTGCTTCTTGGCCCCGTAAATCAAGCAGCGTACAAACGGGAATTTCGATAGGATGTAAGTAACGCATAGAATATTTACAACAAGATTTCCTACCAGCAAAAGATAATCCTTCTTGTTGTCAAATTTGTTCAATGCATTCTCAACATCTTTCTGCAAGTCTTCCAGCTTGAAGATATTAACGCTTCCCTTGGTTACGGGAACAAGCTTCCCATACTCTTTTGCCAATGAAAAGTCGTAAGGATGATAATTAGAAATATAGACAATAGAATCTTCGTTATACATTAGCAATATTCCTTTCACGCAATCTTTGTTGCTTCTTAAGACCACCGGTACGTCCTCTAAGGACTGCCGTAACCTTTTTAAGCTCTTTAACCGAATCAAATAGTTTTGCCCCGCAATTGGGGCAACATACAATGATCCTTCCATTAACCTTGCAAAACGATTTCAAGAAATTTATCCGCCTCTGGATAGCCCTGGCATTCTTGTCTTTAAATAAAGTCGTCAAGTAATCGATATCTTGATCCGCTACCGATGCCAAAAGGATATCTTCTTCAGGAGTCCATTTACTTTTATTGATCATTGAGATCATACCGTTTAGCGAATTCAAATTAATACTTTTGTTACACTTTTTACAATTCATATCTTATCCTCCTTATTGCATACAAGTTCTAAGAAGAACTTCTGTATATGCATTAAATTCATATTCGTTTCTTTTAATAATATCGTATAATTTATCAGGTTCGGTTTTCATATCGGAAAGATCGCATGAAAGTCCCATAACAACATAAGGATTCAATCCCATATTCTTAATCAAATTACAAGTCTTTATCGCACCGGTCATTCCAGCATTATCCGGATCGAAACAAACTACAACATCTTTTACATATGAGTTTTTAATCATGTCAATTTGTTGCTTTGACAAAGAAGATCCGAAAGAACATACTACTCCGTATGGATTCTCGTCATAAGGAGAATCGGCCAGCGCTACCATATCAAATATGCCCTCAACAATATATATTCTATCTCTATCCAAAGGACCAAACAATGGCTTTGATATTCCGGAAGGTGTCATGTACTTTGGATCGCATCCTGTAACAAAGTCCCTGGCCGAGTACCAAACAGTCCTGCCATAAGTATCGAATATCGGAAAAATCACTCTTCCCAAAAGCTTCCCCGAAATCCCGACCTTGACCCGGAATCCTTCAGCGACTTTTTTGCATCGTTTTCCGACTCTACTCCTAAGATATTTCAATGCTTCGTTTGCAATTACGGATTTACTAGTTATTTCCACAAACTCACCCGGTATTTCAATTTCTTCATATTCAATTTCTTTTTTATCCACAATACTATTATCGCAATCTAGAAAGAATTTTTCCAACGATTCCGTAATGGAATCTCCTTCGACCATACCTATATCTCTATTCCCCGCAATCTTATAAGCATCCCTAAAGCTAAATCCATGCGCCTTTACGAGAAACTGAGCCGCAGTCATTGCTTCCAGCCCTTCCCGAAAGGCGGTTTTGCACTTCCAACACTTGAATAGTCCTTTATCTAAATTGATATATCCATGAAATTTGTAGTCATTGCAGAAAGGACAATTTATCCTAATATGACGAGGATCATATGTCTCTTTAACTTCGTAATGCTCTCTTATAAATTCTTCAAAATTCATCGGCTGTCTCATTTAAGTATTCCACAACTGGGACTATTTTCATTACATCATAAAGAATCTTACACTCCACTTCTCTAGCCGAGCCGTCTTCATTTCGTATCTTAGCCATGACAAGACGAAGATTGTTAGCAGCCTTTTCTTCTTCGGTTTGCGCTATGGCAATAATATTGTCGGCAATTGCAGCTTTTTCATATGCCTCGGCAATATCGGCAATAGTTATTTTTTCTTTTCCCAAAGCTTGTCTATTCGTTTGAGATGCTGTTATAATCGAGGCATTAAACTCATATCCCATAATAATCATCTCATCATATATCGCAGCTATTTCATGTCGTCTTTCATTATACTTTCGTTTCGAAACGAGTTTATCGGCATAATCTATAATAACAACATCGGGTTTTCCGAATCTATATATGAAAGCTCTGATAGCTCCTATGGTAGATCCCGCGCATCTACTGATAAGTAACGATCCATTATACTCCTTTATCTCATCCAATATCGACTTCGTGTACTCAGGATCCTCTTTTATCTGATGATAAGGAATCCCCGTCATACGGGCCGTATACCTGGCCCTTATTACACTAGATGATTGTTCCGAGTGGAAATGGTATACCCTCCTGCCATCCAGTACTGCCGCAGAACCGAGATTTACCAATGTCATTGTCTTCCCTTGACCCGGAGCCGCCAGTACTACGGTAAGCTCTCCTCTAGCAGTACCTCCATGTAAAACTTGGTCCAGCTCTTCCATTCCCGTCGTTATGGTATCTCTAATGTCCTCTTCGCGGAGCCATTCGTCTATATTGTCGAAGAAATCCACATATGGAATGGATTGCTTATCCCAATGCTGTGCTTGCCTTATTGCCTCCGGAATCTTGTCGTACTTACCTTCTTCCAGATACTTTGCCGATAATATGATGGATTCTTTATATGATTTATATTGAACAAATTCTGAAAAGTGATCGTACACATAAGATAACCCATCATCTCCGTGTTTCTTAACAATAGATAGAAGTTTGCCCCAAGCCATATCCTTAGATATGTTAGATAAGAGAAATTCCAAAGTATCAAAGTCGGGTACGGTTTTGTAATCATCAAAATATGTTAAAATAACGTCTACTATAAGCCTTATCTCTGCCGAATCAAACCACTCACTACGGATTGCATGCCTGTAATGCCTAAGAAACTCCGGATTACGAAGCATTAAGATGACTAGTTTGACTTGAAACTTCGGATCATTTATACTAATCATCTTCGCTCCTCATTATTTTATTCGAAAGCCTATCATATCCACTAGGATCTAATTTATAGAATGCATTAAAAGCAACATGATCCAATCTATCGACTAGAGGCAAGTCATACTTATCCCATAGCTTATACATCTTTCTTTTTGCCAATGAAATACTATCACTTGGAATTTGATTCGATATGGCAGCATTGCGAAGTGACTTTACCGATTCCGATAACTCGCCGAATTCGGAAGGCAATACCGAAAGCGGGTATATCTTCGGCAAATAAGTCATTCCAAAAAGAAATACAGGAGCAGCCAAACTGTCTTTAGTTAAAAGTATCATAATTTCAGAAGCGACTCTACCATATTTTATCTTCTCAGCTTGTTTCAATTGCTCGTCTAAGAATCTTACCGATTCGGATAATCTTCTTTCAAAAGATCCAATTGACTTTCTGATTCTACTTGAATGCCTTACTTCATCGTCAAAACCATACCTAATAAATTCGATTCTCGATACATAATATATGAAATCAAGTATCGACAACGGGCTTGCAATCGTACTAAGATATGTCTTTAGTTTTGCTTTAGTCCTAGCCTGAAAAACAACATGGATAAATAGAATAACATCTTCCGTATCGTCTAATCCAAGAAATGAAGCTATTGTTATTATCGAAATGATATTATTAAAAATCTTCTCATTAAACTTAAAATTTACGCTATCCGTATCTCCTTTTATACTACAGTATTCATAAAATAGCGTTTCCGCTCTATTTATACAATTCTTTTTTATGTATCTATTACTTTTTGCATATTCAATAGCTTCCACAATATCGTGAAATGTAAAATCCAAATTAAAATCACTTGAGACAATTTTGATCCATTTTTCACCGGGGAATACCGTATTGATTATATCAATAATTTTGGTATTGATTATATCAACCTTTTCCAATTGATGAATAATGGATTCTACTGAAGACTTGGGAGCCATCCTCAGAAGCTTTTCTACTATTCTAATTTCCAGGTTGGATGTAGAGGTCTTGGGCATATCTCTTTTATAACTTCTTTAAAAGCAGAATTACGATACGTTCTTACGGATCCATTCTGCCGACTTTGAATCTAATCCATATACTTCAAAGCCTTCCCTGACATACGTCTTTAGCCTACTTAAAGAGTGCTCGGCAAGATACTTATTGTACCAGTCATAAAAGTCATATACATCAACTTTCTTCTTCTTTTCAGTAGCTCTTAGACCTCGGCCAAGCCTCTGGAGAAGTCTTCGTTCCTTCTTACCTCCACCACAAAGTACTAATGACGTTACGTCAGGAAAATCAACTCCTTCATCATATACGGTAGTTGCAATGACCACCCCACCATTTGCACGAAATTCTTCCATCGACTTAGACCTAATGAAATCATTGGTACTACCGGTAACAAGATACAAGTTGCCTTTCATACCGGCCTCGTCAAGCATCTTGTAAAGATTCAGTGCATGAATCTTATATCCTGTAATTACCAGGATATTCTCGTCGGACTCGGCTAACTTACATATCAGATTTACGATTTGCTTATTCCGCTTATAATTTCGACTTATCCCTACCGAAACAACAGAGGAATACCTCAATTCATTACTTATTTCATCGGATTCGGATGTTATAAAGTTAATGATAGGCTTTGCTCCGACCCCTCTATCGATTAAGTCGGCATTAGTGACTTTAATCAACCTGTCTCCCATGGTAGCCATTAACGTATAGTCACGAACCAAATCATCACCGAATGCAGTCCCGCTTAGGCCGAAACGATACCTGGCATTAACTCTCCTAGCCAATTTTTCCCACGTATATGCCGGTACATGGTGTGCTTCGTCGACAATAAATACATCATAGTCTTTAAATCCATATGATGTTGCCTTCGTCATTGTCTGAATCATCCCGACTACAACATCACAATCTCTGAATCTGGCTTTCCATTCGCATATCTTCATATCGGGGAGATGCTTTCGAAGCTCCCTAAGGGTTTGGAAGTATATATCTTTGCTTCCGACCGCATACAGTGTCTTTTTCCTAAGGCTGGCAATAATGGCCGCGGCAATTATCGTCTTTCCCCCACCTGTAGCCACTTCAATTACTCCCGTTCCGTTCCTCAGGGCGGCTTTTACAGCATCAAGCTGATAACTATATTTGCTGGAAGCCAGATCCTTATCACCAAGCTTAGTAACCGGCTTTACTATATCAAGTTTCCTGCGAAGATCCAGGACAACATAGTCTATCCTATAATCCCTAAGAATCTGTGTGAACATATTGAGAAGACCAGTAGGAATCGTATGCTTATATATATCGAAGAAGTGCTTTTTACCATCCCATAAACCCATTTTGTATTTAGTTGAATACCAAAAATTAGGGTATGGGGCAGACATTCTGTAGTCGATTAGCTTAAGTAAATTCTTGGGAAGATAATTTACTTCGGTAAAATGGGTACGGACTTTTAGCTCTACACGTCTTCCATCTGCTAGTTTCATTTTATCTCACTACTCCGGAGGAACATTGGCATAAAAAATGGCCGAGAGCCCATTGTCATTATCCCAAAGAAAGCTTTGGCTCGACCTCAAATTACCAACGAATCCTTCCTCATGATGCCATGCATCTGTAGCACATGGACTACTTATATATCGAATAACAATTCCATTCTTTTCAATCAGCGGATCACTGATCTTTTGAGAATGAATATGACCAAGATGCATTTCCCTGAATACCGACTTGCTCCAATACTGTGCAGCTTCAGAAGCCATTATACCGATTAAGTTCTGTGGCTTCTCCTTATCCCCGTGACCGAATCCTATTAGGTTCTTTCCTTCCAGTCGATACTTGCGTAGCTTCGGAGAATTGTCAACTGAAATATTCTCGTTACTGGAAAACCATGCCCTAAGCATCTCACCGAGGGCCAATGAAGAATGTCGATCATGATTCCCCGGGATAACGATAAGATCAACCGGCGCGACTTCAGACAACATATCGGCAGCCTTGGAAACAACTTCAAATCCGGTACGAATTACTTTGAGCCATCTCGTATCGGTATCCATAACCGTACCGCTGGTAGTGGTGAATTTCTGATTATCGAAGTGAAACAGGTCATTGCCGACAACGAATATTATTTTAGATACTGGTATGGATTTAATCTTATTCAAGTGTTGCTCGATCGACCATAGATATAGCTTTTTTGCTATATTGATATCATAGTCCTGCCCCGTTTCCTCTCCCCAAGCCAACTTCCCCAAATGAATATCGTATACGGCTATTTCAAATACCAAACCATGTCTTGAAGTTTTATGTTTGGATTCCACAACCGGAGCATACTTGGTAATAAGATCAATAAGTTCTTCGTGAAGATGCTTGAGATACACGGCATCGGGCCTCTTACGTAGCCAAGCCGTGATCTGAATAAGTTCTTGTACTACTAAATTTCCGGAATTATCCTTCGCTGCCGTTTCGTACTTATTGACCTTCTGTCTCTCGATTTCCCATATGTCGAGATCTACTCCAGCCTCTTCTAGAAGATCATCTACGGTTCTTATTCTAGAAGAAGATGGACTTTCTATGACAAGAGATCCATCCGGATTCGGCTCTACCGATATTCCGTTATTTTCAGATTTCCTGTATTCATAAATGGATCTACGGACTCTCCACCGACTTATTCCCAACCTTGAGGCTATTTCAACTTGGCTAAGCCCAGTTTTATGAAGCCTTACTATCTCATTATCAATATTGTCCATTGTTTTTAGTTATTAACGTAGAATTAACCTTCATGCAATACCATGCTATAAGCAAAGCATCGGCAATTGCATGAGTGA